AATCCTGTTGTATCGTTAACTTGCGGGTGGGTACCATCCGAGGTGGAAGCAGAGCTTTGCCTTAACTGCAAAACTCTGGTCCCAGCCGCTTCAGTTATATATACATCAAGATCGTCTTGGTTATTCAGTTCGATTCCTACTGGAGCAAATGCAGTTGTAGTTGCATTACTTGTAGCAGGAAATGTTTTTTTAGTTGTAACTGCCATTGACAATCAATGTATAGGATTGGTGCTATTTAGGCATTTTGATCAACGTGTCAATTAATCGGTAATTACTAGATTCACTAATCTTCTTCTTAGTTAGACGTAACTTAATACGTTCAGCTAGTTTTGGATTATCTAGTCTTAACTGAGCCATAGCTTTCGCTTTCTCCTCAGTAAATATCTTTTTAATTATTCTATAATATCTTTGCTTATATAGTTCGTATCCATCTGCCTGTCTTAGGTTTCTATTCTGGTAATCACTAAGAGTTTTACGCCATACACCACCAGGACGCATAGCATGTTCTAGTCTCTTTCTTAAATCACCCATAGATAGGTATCTCTGTAACTGAGATCTTTCATAAGAGTTAAGCGGTTCACCCTTAAAGGTTGAAACTTCTTCAGGTAAATTAAAACTCATCTCTTTTAATCCATTTTTAACAGGATCTTTCTCAGCTATAGTAACTGCTACAGGGGATACTGCATTAAACCAGTCAAGTAGAGGGATACCAGTTGTTCTAGCAAGCTTCTTACCAGATCTATCCTTGGATAAGAAATCATATTTAGGTTGATAGAAGATAGATTTAAAGACAGCATCTCTCTGGAATATCTGTTCTAACATAGTGTTAGCTTCTTTCATATTAGCATCCATAAGACCACCAAGCTGTGCCATTAAACCTGCATAAGGTAAATGCGATCTAATGAACTTAGCTCCTGTTCTCTTAAGTGAACCACCTGCTGTATCAGCACTTAGCACATCAGCTAAATCCTGTACACCTGCTAACATGGATTTGTCAACAAGTACAGCTGTAGTCATAAATACTAACTTCTCAAGATACTCATCTCTAAGATCTTCACCTAAAACATGGCTGTGTTGTACAACGTTAGCTGTAGCAGCAAACAATGTATTGAAAGGTTCTACATCTTTATAGGATAAATAGAGATCACCAAATTTAAAAGAGAAAGGTTGGATACCATTAATTCTCCAAAGGTCTCTAGTCTCTTTATCTTTTGGTGGGCTTCCTGTCATCACGCCAGTAGCTGCTGCAATCGTACCCATACCAATAATAGTGTTACCCATAGCCATCCTACCTCTCATTAAAGCCTGAGCTTGAGGTAAGTCCTCTGGTCTAATACCATATTTAGTTAGATTCTCTCCTCTCATCACATCATGGAACTCAGCAGTGAATCTGTTTAACTCTGTATGCCCAAAAGCAAGTCTTAATGAGTTATAACCTGTACGAACAAATGGGAAAAATGCTCTCATACCAGTGATCTTAGAGATCTGTTCAAACCCTGCTAAGTTACCTTCTAGGGCTTTGGTCATGGCAGCTTCGTCTCCAGCTAGCCTTGCAGCTTTATCTGAGACAACAAACTTACCATCTGCATTCTTCTTAAAAATTTCGTTCCTAAAATTTTCCTCATATTTATCGGCCCATTTTCGGACATCATTGATATCAATCCCATCCTCTACAGCTTGCCTAGCAGCTCTCATACGCATTTCATATCTACCAATAATGGTTCTAGCTAATGCGTCTCCAGCTCCCATAGCGTTAGCACTATAACGCATCCATGGATTATTATTTAAATCAACAATCCAATCCATCCTATTATAGGCTGCTTGTTGTGCAGGGGTTCCATACTCTTTATAGTATGTTGCCATTTCCTTCCATTCTTCTATATTCTTTTCAAAGTCAAACTTACCTATATAAGTCTGTGCTTGACGGTTTACACCTAGTTCCCAGTTATGCTTAAACATCTGGAAACCTTCAGCCCATGCCTTACCAATTGCATCAATCTGTGCAGTTGCTAGTACCATTTCAACTTTATCACCTTTTAATCCAGCTCCAAGATATGCTTGGAATGGACGTAATAAAGCAATTAAATTAGTACCTGCTATAGCTTTAACAGGGGTTTTCAAGCTACTAAGAATTGAATTATAAAATACTGATCTAGCTTCTGTACGCCATCTAGGTGTGATATTTTCTCCATTCATACGACCACCACGAAGGTTAACTTGAGATTGTAGCCACTCACTGATATGGTCCATTGTGTTGACCTTACCACCTGATAGCTCATATAACTCCATTAACATTCTACGGTCTTTATGATTACCTGCTTTAGCTAGTTTGTCTAGTTCATCAAACAGCTTATTAGTTCTATCCTCAATATCCTTAAGTCCAGCACTAATTTCTGTTTTTCTAACGGATGATAATACAGGATTCTTATGTAAAGCAAGTTCACTACCTGCCATGAATCCTATCTTTTTATGCTCAATTAGAGCAACTCTCATCAGATCATGTACCTGTTCAAACTGTCTAGTTAGGGTACTGGAGTCAGCCATACGCCTTCCTGTACCTGCAATAGTAGAAGCTTGTTTAGCTAAAGTATTGATAACTAACTGCAATGCTGCCTTCTGAGAAGCATTACCAGTCACTACATCTATACCATCGTAAGTATATACGATACCATTGTCACCTTTTCTGAAGTAGTTTTGTAACTGTTTAACAGCACCTTCTCCTCCATCAGATAACATAGCGTGCATTTCTGTAGCTTGTTTAAGGATGAGTTGTTGTACCTCTTTATGGTTAAGAGTATTGTCTAAATCCCTAAAAACCTCTTTAGCTATTTTATCTCCAGCTTCAATGATCCATCTTCTAAGTTTGACATCTCCCTGAGTCATCTTATTCATAGCTGCTTCAGTCCACATAGGGCTGTAGCTACGTCCTTCACCTCCAGCTTTCATATCAGCTATAGATTCTCGGAGGTTTGTTTTGACTGGATCGGGGGAATCAGGTCTATAAGTAGCTTTATCAGAATCACTGAATAAATTAGGGTTAACCGCTGAGTCTGGTTTTCTTGTTAAGCTCTCCTCGAACTGTCTAGCACTCTGTTGAGTCTCTATATCCCAAGGATTACCATCTTCTATACCACGTTGGTTAGCTAATTCATCTAAATCATCTAATTCTAACTGACTTGTTGCTGGATCATCATACCTTTGTAGTTCTAATTCATCTAAATAATCAGATATATAGGCTTTTCTGGCTGGTATATTACTGATACCTTTACCTTGCTCCCAGTTATTAGCTGCTCTTTCGGTTGCAGCGGACTCATTAAGAACTCTGGACTCGTCCATATCACGAGCAATCTCCTTATTAATTAAGGTATTTGCATCATCTGTACTCATCCCTTTTCTCATAGCCTTTGCACCCTTCCAAGAAGCTTTAATATATGCAGCTAAGAAGTCTCCGACTAGGTTCAGCCCGCCACCAGCAGCCATGGTTTTTATTCTAGCGATCCATGGACTGTCTTTTTCAGGGTCTACCGCTAATGCTTCTGCAAAAGGTACCCATGGGGCATGTTCTTGGACAAGGTTAGCGATGTTTGCTGTCTCTGAACTATTAGAAATCAGATCCGCAATAGCACCTTCACCTGCAACAACTGTACCTCTATGGAATACTTTAATAAAGCGACTACCTTTTGCACCTATACCTGCTGCTCTACCAGCTGCTACTATTCTAGTACCAGTTCTAGCAGCTCCAGCTGTATAACCTCCAACACCGCCTGTAGCAGCCGTTAAAAGTCCGAACTCTACTAATCCTCTAGCAAGACTACCTAATCCTGATTTATTTTCAGGCACCAAATGGTCAGGTATATCTAACCAGTTACCATCTCCATGTACATATTCACTTGAAAAAGGGTTCTGAGTGGGGTCCATATTGTTCCCATCATAGGGATTACTATAAACGCTATGCGCCCAAGTTTTAATTGTATCCCCACTTAATTCTAAGAATCCTCCTACACTTTCTACAGCATCAGCAGCTCCACCAACAAGTGCTCTACCAGTTTCAGCTACTAATTGACCTGGGCCATCAGGTAAAAACCCTTGGCTGTCATCAACTTGTACGCTTTCTGCTCCGCCTTGTGCTTCTAAGGCTGCTGCTAATTGCTCATTAACCTCCCCTTCTTCAGTTAAGGCACCACTGCCCTCTGAAAAATCAGAGATTCGTTCTTCCATCTCCTGAGTAACTTCTACACCATAAGGGGTATTAGCTGGTTGACCGTCAGGAGATTCATTAGTTAACGTTAGTTCTTCAGACATTAATTACCTCCGTCTAGTTCCGTTGTAATACCTGCAAATTCAGGTTCTTTTAGTAGTAATCTAATTAAATTAGTTTGATATTCTGGAGCCAAGGAACTCTTATATGTACTCATATTATAAGCTTTATCTTTTAAAGCATTATACCTTTCGGTTCCTATCATAGTTACTACAGTACCATACTGTGGATGGAAAAGTCCTTGTACTTTTGTACGTTCCCACGGCCAGTTACCTGTAGATACAGTACCACCTACACGTTCTACTTCACTTAATCCACCAGTAAAATCACTAAGTATTTCAAAGGATCTGACTTTAGATTGTAGCAATTTACCACGTTTAGTTAGCATATCATGAAGCTTAGTCCCAGGTTCGGGCCATTCCTTCATGGTTCTTAAGGTATTAAGTTCTTCCTGTAGCGTTCCTAGATCATCTGAAAGTGGAGCTGATAAGATCTGTCTTTGTACTGGAGTCATAACCTGCTTTCTAGTGAAAGCTGGTGTATAAGTAGGTACAGAAATACCCATTGCTCTCTCAGCTAATAAAGCGTGATCACCTACATCAGCAGGAACCTCTTCAACAATAATATCTTCTGGTGATATAGGGTTAATAACTACACTGTCAGGGAATTGGGCACCACTATAATATCTAGTTACAGCATTATTAGCAAAGGTTACCATATCAGGATTATTTTTATAATTCTGCATAGCCTCTTCACCAAATCTCATACCAATAGCTGATAGACGAATCATTTCATTCTTATCATTAGTAAGAACTTCAGCCTTCTTCATCATATCATTGGTTAAGAATTTATGTAGTTTAACTTGAGCTTCAGGGTTTGCAAGGAACTCCTCTCTTGTCATGAAAGGTAGACTTGCTCTTTCTAAAGTTCTAGCTAAATTACTATAATCATTGGTACCATCAGTGCCAACACCTAATTCAAAGAATGGACGCATAGCATCTTCAGACACAAATGCGTTTTGCATCATATTAAGATTAACACCACCAGCTTGGTCAACTGTTCGGTCAAAACCTTTTTGATCACCAATAGTAGAGTTTAAAGCAAATGCTTTTTGAATATCTTTAGTAGTAGTCCCTCTTGCTACACGAGCTGCTTCAACAGCAGGAGGTACTTCAATTAAATCTAAATTTCTTTGAGACCTCTTTAAGTTAACTATCTCATAAATATCACGAGTACCTGAACCTTCAAGCTGATCTATCTTGAATAATTTTTCAACAGCTGGGTGGAATGTTTGACTTCCATCAAGAGCTACATTAGGTGTAAGCATCTCGTCTGTTATAAATGAAAGTTCATTAGAAGCAATAAGATCTTCATTAGTATTCTGAGACTCTAATCTTAACTTCTCCAGAGATAAATCAATTTTAGCACGACTCATAGCAGGTGAATCTGCATTAATACTAGAAGCAGTTATTGAATTATCTTTACCTCTATAACCATCAGCTGTTAAGAAGAATGGACTTTGCTCATTAGTTAAACCTTCAGAGACACGGGCTTTAGTTCTAATGAAAGCTGCTCTTAAAGCATCACCGTCATTATTAACTTTAACAAATCCTTCAGCAGTTTGGTAACCACCAGATGCTAATATCTCTTGTGCATCTTTCATCATCATTCTCATGGCTATCTTCTGAGTATCCTCAGTAGTACCAGGAACTATGAAATTCTTATCTGCACCTGAATGAGCTGATTGCGTGACATATTTATTCAGTTGTTTAACTAGAGACTCTTTAGTAGCAGAAGTAGCTTCATCTCCTTCACCAATTATTTTATCTAAAATTTTATTGTCTTCTTTAAGTTTTTTATAAAGTTCTTTATCTATATACATAGCTTCTTTTTCAGTCAAGAAACCACGAGTGTTGATAATCTCTGTAGCATAATTCATGGAAGTCTCATAAGTCATATGAGATGGTGTCCATTTTTCATTATTTTTGATTATCTCTTCAATACCTAGTAATCCTTTATTATCATATTTTTCATGGATTACACCAAGAACAGTTGTGAACTCTTCTTTTGGTATTTGACCTGATAGAACTTTCTGTCTTAAATCTCTGATATCTTCCTGAGCACCAAGTTTTAGTGCAATCTGTTCGTCTGAGAATTGTTTAGCCCAGATAGTATCAGCTTTTCCGAGTATATCATCTTTGTCAAAGTCATCTCTCCAGAACTCTTCAAGACGTTTAGTACCTAAACCTGGGATAGTAAACTCTTGTTTATCTATCTGATCCATGATACGTTCACGGAGTCCATCATCCTTAATCTTACCTAGTTGTTCAGGTAGTATTTTAAGAACCCACTCCTTTGTAGCTGTTCTTGAACTACCTTGGATACCCTGACGGGTTTTGATACTATTACCACGTGTAAGTATAGACTGTATCTTAGAAGCTGCTGTAACAGCATCGTCTGATTCTATAGCTATAAGTAATTCATTATTAAGAGTTTGCTCTTCTTCAACAGCCTGTTCTCTATTAAAACGAATAACTTCTTTTTGCTGAAACTTATCAGTGTCACCAACTACACTTTTAGTTAAGTAAGTTCTAACCGCTTTTTCATTAGCACCAAAAGGATTATTATTAGCGATATACTGATCTTCGACATAATTAACAATTTGATTCCTGACTTCAGCATCTTGCGTTTCATAGTAATCTCCTACTCTAATCTCTGTACCATCTTTTAAAGTGATAATCTCATCACTTTGGGTAAGCATATTCTGAAGATGACCACTATAATTCTTGCCAGCTTCCATTAAACCACCACGGATATATCCCCAGCGTACATTGCTACCAAGTTTTCTAATGTTCTGTGCCCTAAGCTGGTCTTGTAAAGTTAGTCTATAACCCTCTTCATCAAAGACACCAAGCTGTTCATCAACTTTGTTTCTTTGTTCATCAATTTTCTTTTCAAGTTCAGCTAGCTGTGCTTCATCACCATCTATTTTAGCAACAGCATCGGGATCACCAGCATTGTACTTTCTTACAAGATCAATACCTTGTGATCTTTTTTCAGCAACATAATCCTTACCGACAGTTTTAGCAGCTGTCATAAAGAAATTATTAATACTTTTATTTAAATCTTTTAGATCTGCTAAAGCTTTCTGTTCAACAAATGTTGCTCCTCTGTCTTGACGCTGCATTTCAGCGGAGTGTTGTTGAACTACTCTTTCATAATCTTGTCCTACTTTCTGGGATTCAGAAGATATCGCTCCAGCCTTAGCTATGATATCTTGCCTAACACCTGGACCTTGAGTACGTCCGACTCCTTTAGAGCCTCTTGCGCTACCGTAGTAGACTGTTTCGTAACCTTTTGCCATAGTTTTAAGTTGTGATTACCCCAGTTAAAGGGTCTGTTCCACCTATTTTAAGTGATTTACCTGCGGATGAATTAGTTCCACCTCCACCTCCAAATCCAGTACCTCCAGCAAAGGAGTAAGCACCTAGTCCAGCAGTAACACCGCTAAGTATAGGTCCAAGGATAGATGGTTTAGATGGTTTAGGAATTTCAGATGGTCTAACTGTCATAAAGGAGGCAGTTGGAGTAACAACAGCTTGTGTTCTAATATTACCCATTGCTGTATTATTAGCAGAGTAGAGATCTAAATCTATACCATACTGTGCAACACCAAAGGCTTTAGTCGCATCAAGAAGGCTAGCATCAATCTGAGCTTGCTCAAATCCTAACTCTCTTTCAGCTTGTTGTAATTCTAGTAACATTGACTGACCAGCATTCATGCCACTTGCTAGGACAGTACCTTGAGCTTGGATAGACTGGGCTAAATTAGCCTGACTATCAAACATAGCTTTAGTTATTTTTTCATTTAATACTTTTTCTTCAGCTGCTGAGGCATTGTCAGCAGTTGTTTGATTGATAGCTAGCTGTTTATAATAAGCTGCTTTGGATGCGGAGTCGGCTTCTAGTTGGGCATCGAACACTCTTAACTTCTCTTGGTCTTTCCAAGCAGACATGGTAATCTGGTTAAGATAGTTCTGTTTCGCCATTGCGTTTTGGCGATTTACCTGAGCTACTGCGTTTCTATGAGCACGATTCTGCTCAGAAATACCAGTAATAGTTGTTGCTCCACCAACCGCAAGCCCAATCATTACTGGGTCGCACATAATTTTATAAACTCAATGAGAGGAACTTTGTTCTGTACATGATAACGAATAAATTGGAACCCAAGTAGTTTCAATAATTTGATGTGTGCTTCATTACGCATATCAGCGTGGTTAAATACATAAGTATTAGGTAGGGAATCTACCCAGCGTTTTGCTTCTCTTACAAATGTATGGGGGTACTCTGTGCTGGCCTCAGTACAAAGCATCCATATAATATTTTGTGGAGTTACACCTGCCACTCCAGCAGCCTTGCCGTTGGGAACCGTGAAATGAACACACTGCCCATATGCGGAATTGTAATATGATTGCAGTAAAACTGCTTCAGCACACCATCCTGTTGTTTGTTCTACCTCCCTACGGTCTTCATACCGTAAGGTCTGCCCCACACTTAGAGCTAACTCTGGAGTGCAGGGCTTGATGAACTTACCTTCGTACATGTCGTTTCTGTGAATAGTTACCATCCCAGCTAGCTGAGACGATTTGGGTGGAAAAGGGGTCGGGTATTTTGATAGTTAAGTTGTATTTCTCATTCTTACGTTGAATAGGTACTCTAACCTCTTTACTTAACTGTGACGGGGGTTTACCAAAATCACTGTCATCTAGCTTCATACCTGATTCATACTGTATATGACCTTGCATATCAGCATATACTGAGTCTAAATGGAACTCCATAGGTCCAGAAACACCCATATTAAAGTTGATTCCAGATATTCTAAGCTCTCCATCTAAGTCATATTTGTTCTCTTGTAAGGCTAAGAAGTAACTAGGAAGCCCAATAGTAGCTGTATAACCATACCCAAGAGCATAAGTCCAACCTGTAAGGTTGACTCCAAGGAAGGTTGCACCATTTGTGCTAACAGAATCGGGTTGTATTACTGTTCCTGCAACAGGATTACCCTGTGCATCGTTACCAGATAACCCTACTAAGTAGTAATTACCAGCACCTGTGGGGGTATAAGGTAGTGTTACAACACTTTTCTCAACATTAGCTCCACCAGGGGCAGTATAAGTCATACTTGAGGGTAATGTCATATTATCAAGACAAACCTCAAACCATCTGGATGTTGCTAAAGGTGATCCTACGGCACCGTCACCTAGTTTATAGGTTCTAGCAGCAGTAGCATCTGTTACATACTCATGTTTGTTAAGTACATAATCACTACCTTGTAACGTTACTGAGAAGAAACTACCTGCTGTATATAGCATGTGTTGTAGTGTACCTGTAACAGTCCAGCTATACCATGCAGACTGATCTCTCCTTTCACCTGAATCGAAATACTTGTAATGATAAATCTCGCTCGAATTTTTCTTACCAAAACTTACAAGACCCAAAGCTACAGAGTTAGCTGACATGGTTATATCTTTCGGTATAAACTCAGGTACAACTCTTGTTTGTTCTAATACTTTAGGAGGTACATCATCATCTAATATAGTAGCTTCATAAGCTCTTGTGTATGCAGAGACGTTAGAAGTAAACATGGTTGATGTACCCATGTCTATAGGTTGTATGCTATCAGCAGCTTCAAAGCTTGATACTTTCTTTAACCTTGCAGTCTTTGGACTAAAGATATCAGATTCAGTAAACAGAATAAATTGTCCGTTATCACTGAACATCATCACCCCTTTATTAATAGGGAGTACAAAGTTTATAAAAGCAGGTTTAATATCGCTGACAGTAATATCAACAGGATTATCATCGGAGGTTGTAATTGCAGAGACAACAAAGAAATTGAAATAATCTCCAGGGCGACTCATGACAACTTGTTCGTCAGCAATCATCCCTAATCTATTTCTATGAAAAAATATTTTCTGGATATTTTTACCATTAAAACTAGGGAACGGGTTAGTGATGTCATCCCCTACTTCTCTATACTTCCAATAGTTATCAGTAGTTCCTTTGCTAGCTTCGTCTAGTTTTTTAAATGTAAAGGTACCATTGTTATTATTAATCAAAGCATGTGGCATTGTTGCCTCATCAAAACCTTTCACCATAGGATCACTACCAGATGAAAAGTTGTTAGGTCTTACACACTCTTCCCATTTACCACTACCTTGAGTACCATTATCAGCATAGAATTTTACATAATAGTTATCAGCATCTACATTATCATCATTAGCTATCTGTGCTACATAACCATCTTTACATTGAGACGGTAACCTACTCACATCCTGAGCTGTGTTACCTATAATATTCATGTTCTCGTTTACAGCACCACCAAGGAAGTTAATTGTAGGAGCAGCACTACCATATAGATACATGCCATTACCTATAACTTCAGAGGTAACATTACTTAAGTTACTATTGATAGATGTGTGTAAAGAGTTAATGATATTAGCCATAGAAAGCTTACCCTTGTCAGGGTTCTTAGGGCTTCTATAGAAAGCTATACCAGATACATTCTCAAATGTTTCAACTGGTTCAACTGCTACAATTTTAACTCGATAAGATATACCTTCAATAGATAAATCAATGTAAGCACCTAAAGCTGTTGATTTAGTTGTAGTTTTAATAAGTCCACCGTCTTTCAGTGTTATCTGTGCTGTGTATCTTATTTTATAATTTTGTGTATAACCTAAGAAATCACTAGCTGCACTTCCACCACCAGCATAGTTAGCTGTATTACTATCTACATATGATGCAGCGTTAACTGTTACGTGTCCTTCCAGATCCTCAATTGCAACCTGCCCGCCAGGGACAGTGATGTTATTACCGCCACTAAATGAGAACTGTCCCAAACCAGCATATCTACCATCTTTATTGGTATCATCCCAAGTGTTACCATCGCCTGTTCCTTTGTGTACCTCTAGTGCTGTAGCACGATAATATGTATTTGGTGTAGGAACTGTATTACCTGCGTATAAAACATACTCAGTGTTGTAAGCAATAGTATCCAACCTTGCAAACGCATAGTCAGCGTTATTCAAAGGTGCAGTTGTAGTGCCTGTTGTTCCTATAGTTTTTTGTGGATTAGTTACAATGGTATAATCTTGTACTGTCTGTATAGCATATGGTATGTTAGTACCAGACTGTTGCATATACGCAAATAGAGAATCACCATTACTATTAGTCAAGGACAATTCAGTACCAGCTGTTTGTCCTGTAGATAAGTCAGTTAATGCCCATATTCTAAAAGGTTTACTGCTTGTATAGTTAGCAGCGGGTGTCATTTGGACGAGGAATTTGTCCTCACCATCTCTTAATATTTCATACCAGTATCCAGTAGCATTAGCATTGGTCAGGTTTTTTATAAACTCCCCAGCAGGGCGTTTCATTAAACCAAATGTAACGTCAGGTACAGCATTATCACATACTCTTACCTGTCCAGGGAATTTAATTGTGTCTGGCTGTTGGGATACCCCTCCTAGAAAGTTAGGAATACGTTGATTTACTGTAGGCATAGTTATCTTTTAAGAACTTGATACGGTTTGTAAACACTGCCTGGATTATGATGTGTCCTCTCATCATTGAAGATGTTGTAGTCTGCCTGTTGAGTATCATATTCCATAGCTAAAGCCCTAGCAAGCTGCTCATCGTTACCGAGAAGTTCAGCTGCACCTGGGTTGTTTACCATGCGGTTAGAAGCGATCCTTGAAGCTCTTAGTGTTATATAATCTTTAAATACTTGAGGTATATCCTCGAAGTCTATCATCCAAATAATGTCACAGTATAGTGGGTCAGTACCATCAAAGACATATGTGTGATCCTTAAGATCATATAGTTTCATAGTTCCATTGTCATTCCTACGAACAACATCCCAATGATCTGAATGCTTAAAATGATTTAAGTCAATCTGTAAGACATTGTTAGGTATGATGCAATGATTGTTTGTATCCAAATTAATTGGGTACTCTTTTTCTGTATTAAATTTCCAGCCTTCTGCTTGCACCTCACGACAAACTTGCCGAAGAGTGCTCTTAGCAATAACCACTTCGGGACTTTGCACATTAGTTATTGTGTTTACAGGAGACTCTCCAACACTCATTAAGATTGAGTTTACAGCATCCACTTCGGTGGACACTCCATAAGATACGACTGCCATAATTTAAAAAAAAGGGGAACCGAAGTTCCCCATAATATACGATAATTTATCCACCGTAACCAGCGTTGTTTGTAGCTGTTTGGACAGTACCGAACTGCGCAGGGGCAGTGGCTGTACCAGCATACAATTCAACACAAGCAGCAGGGTTAAGGTAATCGGCTCCCATAGCCAAACGTCCGAGAATGACATCTCCCTGATAAATCACGGATACATCCCCTGATGTTATTTGGACTTGTGGGCCAATAGCCTCTACTACACCTGCGCCTTCTCTCTGGAAGATTAGACCACAGGAGTTGGCGAAGTTAGAGCCTGTACCGTAGTCGTTGTTGATACCTGCAACAGAGTTGCGAGCATCTTCAAGACCAGGGCCGACCCAATCACCAGTGTTCCCAGGATCAGTTGTTCCAGGGTTAGTAGCAGATCCTGTACCATACTTACTACCATAGTTGGAGAAGTAAGGGACATTCTGAGACTTGTAAATCTTGATACCAGCGATCTCGAAGATGCCTTTACCTGATTGTAAAGCATCACCTTGGCTATCACGGTTAACAAGATATGCACCAATACCAGATCCATCTAAGCCCTTGATAAGAGCATAGTATTGTCTTGCGTTAAGTACAGCAACACGTCCTTCGTTACTTACTCCCTTCTCATCTAACGCAGCCGCTGCATCATAGAATGCGTTGACTAGGTTATCTGGGTTAAGAGCGTCAGAAGCGTTAGTTGTTGCACCAACACGGATCTGTGTTCCACCTGGTTCTACGAAGCCTGACTTCTGAACAGGTGCTTTAGCACGAGCACCACGAGTAAGTGCTCTGAAGATTAGTCTATCATACTTTTCTGCAAGTGCGTATCCAATCTTCTTAGAGATTTCTCCACGTAGCTCATAGTGAGCAAGGGTTTCATCTAGCTCATACACGAATGCAGAACTGATGAGTAGGTCGTCACAAGTGACGGTTTTTTCAGCAACTGGTGGAGCACCGTCACTGTTACCTAATATGCTATTTCCTGGCGTATGAAATTCAGCTGTGGTGTGTCCTGTGTAGATGAACTGCAAACTCTTACCATTACGGAGAGTTCTCTTCATTACAAGGTCACGGGCTATCGCATTATACTGGAAGCCTTTGAACATCTCGCCTGAAAACAGCTTAAGATATAAAGCTCTGGCATCATTAGCACTGTTCAGTTGCCCTGGGCGGGTCAGTAAAGCAGTGTTAGAGCCAGAAGTAGTCTGATGTGCCATTTTCTGGGGTTAATTAAATATTGATTTTCAGATCTGAGTTGTGCGCATTGAAAGTTGTGGTCTGTTCCCACCGTCATGACGGCAATAAGGTATCCAGCGTACTGGGCTTAGAGCCTAATTATATAGAAGTCCGACTCTGAGGTGCTTCTATACTTGCACAGTAAGGTGCAGCTTTGTGATGATACCGAGTATGTAATGTCTCGATAAAAATAAAAATAGCTAGCAGCCCGAAGACTGCCAGCCATAACTCATTAACTTGAGGATTCCTCTTCTGGTTCATTAGTCTCGCCTAGAAGAGCTTCTTCCAGAGATTGATACTCATCTGCCTTCTCTTCTTCTGGCCTGGGTGGGGCGTGCCATGTTATAGAGGCTCGCCCGTCAGTGGATTGATGTCCCATTAGAATTTAAACTTGGCACCTATTTTTGTACCATAAGCTGTATCAGCTACTTCATCTGTGAGGAAGGATACTTCTCCATAGACATCTAGTTTCTCAGAAGCAGCTACGGAAGCACCGAGCTTACCAGAGAAATCTGTTGAGCCATCTACACCGTCACCGTTGACAAGTGCTGGGCCACCTTGAATGTAATATCCAAGCTGTCCTACTTCACCTTCGTATCCAATATGAAGATCAGTAGTTCTGGAGGTATAATCATTTCCAGTATATGAGGCATTCGATTCAACGTTGACATAGGTGCCAGCCATTGCTGGAGTCGAAGCGAAAGCTGCCGCTAGGGCTAGAGCAATTTTTTTCATTTAATTAGTTTTTAGTGTTTGTTTGTGTTGTACCTTTCTGGTACTTCACGCCACGATAGGTTAAAGTCATTTGAATTACCTTAAACTACCAAGACCCCGTTCCATGCCTTGGTTTCATGCGTCCATAAAATTAATGGATGAACGGAAGTGGCGTTATTTTTTAGGGGGTCTCCCCTTCTTAGTACCATAGGTACCCTTACCTTTAGGCATTTTCAATTACCTGTGTAGCCGCTAAGTCTAGCGGGAAGTTGTGAGCATTACGCTCGTGCATTACTTCCA